TTTAAGTGCATTCCATAAACGTAAGGACAGATACTTCTTTGAGAAGATGTCTAGAGCACATCCTGATAAGGAGATAGAAGATTATTTTGTAGCAAACTTTGTATCATGTAAAGATCCAGAGACACTATGGATAGGAGAGATTATAAGGGAAGGGGATGATAATTTTAGACAGTGGCAGAAGAAAGTTCAGTCACTGTCTTATGTTTTTAAAGAAGATGCTGCTTCATTATTTGAGGAACAGAGAGTGGATGATGTGTTTGATTGTAGCAATGGTCACCCTCCTATATTAAAAAGTTACCTTGGGGGGTTTACGAACTTGGAAACTTTGGTAATATGTGATAGAATATTTGGGTATGTTAAAAACTTCGATAAGAAGTTGAAGGATCCTGTGTGGGAAACCGTCAGCAGACGGATAAAAAAGTACACACCCTTCCTAAATATTAATGTACCTCGTTATAAAAAAGTTCTTAAAGAAGTGGTCCTATGAGTTTCTTTGATTCTGATGTTGTCCGTAAGGAGATGACCGACATTCAAGATCTTCAAGAGGAGATCTATGGTAGTGTCTTTAATTTTCCTCAGATGCCTAATGAAGAAAAGGAGGAACACATTGAATTGCTTATGGAACTTCTTGAGAAGCAACGGATACTCTACGCTCGTATGAGTTTGTCAGATGATCCTGCTGCTAAAAAGATGAAGGAGAACATCCAACAGTCTGCTGTCATCATGGGGATGCCCAAAGATGTTGATATGGCCCACGTCTTTTCTAACATGGAAAAGATGATTGGGATTATGAAACAACAGGTTGACAATAGTTCTCATTGATCTTATAATATTCAGGTACACACAAGCCAAATCTCAAAACAAAAGCCAAATCTATGTCTTTTTCAAGCCTAAAGAAACAGTCTTCTCTTGGATCGCTGACCTCCAAATTAGTTAAGGAGATCGAGAAGACGAGCACTACTAAAGGTGGTGCTGATGAGCGACTTTGGAAACCAGAACTGGACAAGTCCGGTAATGGTTATGCTGTTATTCGTTTCCTTCCTGCACCTGATGGTGAGGATCTACCTTGGGCAAAGGTATACTCTCATGCATTCCAAGGACCTGGTGGATGGTACATCGAGAACTCTCTTACTACTCTTGGTGGTAAGGATCCTGTATCAGAATACAATAGGGACTTATGGAACAGTGGTAATGACGGTGACAAGGATGTTGTCCGTAGACAGAAGCGTAAGCTATCCTACTATGCAAACATCTATGTTGTGAAGGACCCAGTTAATCCTCATAATGAAGGAGGAGTCTTCCTGTTTAAGTTTGGGAAGAAGATATTTGATAAGTTAACCGCCGCAATGCAACCTGAGTTTGAAGATGAGACACCCATTAATCCATTTGATTTCTGGCAAGGAGCAAACTTCAAGCTTAAGATACGAAAGGTTGATGGTTACTGGAATTATGACAAGTCAGAGTTTGACTCTGCTGCACCTCTCCTTGATGACGATGATGCGCTTGAAGCATTATGGAAGAAACAGTTCTCACTAGCAGACTTTACTTCACAGTCTAACTTCAAATCCTATGAAGATTTAGAACGTCGTCTTAAGTCCGTGCTTGGACAGAAACAGGCACAACGTCCTCGTCTTGATGAGGAAGTGGTAC